TGTCGTCTATCCCATGGCCCCGGCTTCCATTTGTTGTTTTTCAACTTCCTGCAAATCTGCTTGTTTTTTCATAAGGTATTCTTGTAATGATGCTGCCCCCTCTTCAGAAAGGCCCGCATCAATGAGAGTTTGGAGGGCTGGCCCCAATTGACTCTCCCCGACTCGTTCAAGAATATCTTTCCAGTTTTTAACGTTCAATCCTTCCAGTACAGCCCTTCTATCAACGACTTCATTCTCATATAACCACTTGAGTTGTTCTTCCTCTTGCAAGCTGGTACGTGCTACCGTAGACCCTGATTCAACAATATAATTATACTTCCTACCACAAAGGTTTATTCCCTGAAAATCAACCCTTTCCCCTTTAACTTCTACCGATTCAAGATTGGTTCCAAAATTCTGAAAAAAGGAAATTGCCCACATTCCCCTTGCCATGGCAATCTGATCAACCCCTCTAATTTTATGTTGAATCAAAACGGCATTTCGTTCTTGCAATGCAACGATGGCCGAAGCCGCAACTACTCCTGTTGGCTGGACACCTCTATCAGCATCTTCAATCTGGTGTATTCTGTCATGCAAGCCGATCAAGATATCCAACACTTTAAAGAAATCATTTGGCAAATTTGGAATTTGAACAAATCTAATATCAGCGTTAGGACGTGTTGGCATCAAGACCAAGTTCGGTTTGTTGCTGAGCATACTTCGCGTGATCCCACAACCAGCCTCCACAATTAATGGTGGGAACATAACTCTCATAAGATACGAAACCATTTTAGACACAATCTCATCTATCTTTTTTATTATATCCTCTGTTTGCTCCGCAGCTGAGAAACCCCAAATTGAAGTCGTATCCTCATAACTATTTACCCAACAAAAAGGAAATTTTCCCCAGGCATGAGTGTTGCAAATTTTATTTACCGGCAACTCCCAGTTTATATTTGGATTCCCCATATCATTGAGATATTGCTCACCCCGGTTACAGATCGTAATAACTCTTATTCCATCTGGGTATTTTTGTTGTTCTATGATTTGAGTGACCACTTTGCCTGTTTCATCAATAACAGGCTCCCCAGTTTGTTCGTCCAAAACAATCTCTTCGACTTGGGTTATGGAATAATCTTTAATCCACATTTCGATTAATAAGCATTTCCCTTTTCCGCCTGCAATCTCCAAAGAATTGGCTCCACTCTGCCCGTAAGCGCTTCCCATGCTTGATCCATGTGAATTGTAACCAGATTTAGTGGCATTAGGTCTTACAATCTCCCTCTCTTCAATTCCAAGGAGATTCTCAACGTCTTCTGAATGGATCAGGTCTTTCTCTATCCCATATATTTTTTCAACGGATTCAATATCCATCGAGATGGCATGACAACAATATGGCATCTCCTGTGCATCTTCATAGTATCCATCCGCAGGGAAAAAAGAATAACCATCAACCAGCAGGGAATCCGGTATTTTTCTGCCCTTGTTCCAATAGAATTTTTCTGTTGTGATCCCTTGAATTTCATTTTGTAACGAAGTCCGGGAAAGTTTAGATTGTTGTTTAGTCTCATGCCACCATTTTTTCAGAGAGGCACTTAAAACCTGATCCGAATGATCTTGTGAACCATCGAGGTCAACAACCTGCACCATGGGGTTTTGTGCTGTGATATTGGCAACTGTTCGATTTACATTCGCAAAAAACAAATTGATAGACAGTGCATTTTTTTTCCGCTGTTTTAATATCCCCCAATGATTCCCACGGAACAATCTATAGGTATCCTGCCATCTTGACCTGAGCCCAAGCTTTTCTTTTTCATTCCATGATGCTTCAAAGTATCTCCATACCCATGTTCCAATATCAGGATGTTTTTCCGGAGGGGGATCATACAAACTATAATATGAAATCTCCTGAAATTCTTGTTTAACGGTTTCTTCCTCTATAACTGCCTGTTCAGTCATTATTTTACAACCTTTTTTTGAATAGTCAGTTTTCCGTCCGGAGCAAGCAAACTTCCACAGCCTGGACAGAATAAATCTCCTATCCCTCCCGTTCTATCTTGGAACCCATTCTCCCATCCCCAGGATTTCCACGGCTCTAACATTTCTATCATGCCAGGATGCGCCATCTCTTTGGCAACGTATTCTTTTGTAGTCTTAAAATAAATACTGCCACAATTAGGGCATTTAACATGGTTTTCTGTTTTTTCATCTGCCTTTCTTATTCTTTTAACTGCCATTAATCAGTCTCCCTTTGTTTTGTTGCAAGGGCTTCAGCCGCAGCCTCTTTTGAAAGCTGAGTACTTATTTGGTCAAGAAAAGCATTACCCGCTGCCAGAGATGGACCTGATTTATCCTTCATTTTTCCCCCCGGAACTCCTGTGGCGGGTACTCCTAATCCCTGCATAACTTTTTCAGTCATATCTGCTTCACGATCATCGAGATGAAAAGATTGTCCTTTCTCTAAACCAGTCCTGATAAACGGATCATATGGATCTCTTTTAGTTCTATAAACAAGATATCCTCCGACAATTACGCCTGATAAGGTGGAAAGCCACCCTGATACGAGTAAGGAGAGTACAAAAACCCCGTATAAGAGTGACTTTCCAAGGAAAACACTCACCGCCAAATTGCTATGCTGAAAAATCCCAACAATAGTTTTAGTAAACAAAACTGCAAAAAGGCTAAACAAAAACAACACAAAGATGATAGTCATAATACTTGCCGTTATCTTTCCCACCAACACCCAATCAATCTTTTTAAATAACTGTTTCAATTCTCTCTCCTTAATCTTTTTAATCTTCTAAATGAAAAGCTTGCCCGGCTTGACTATCTTCCATCCATGGCATCTGTGTTAATAGTGTGTGCATCATTCCACCCAGCAATCCAACCATTGGAAAATCTTCATAATTTCCCTTCTCTGCGTCCTCTGATTGAATAGCCTGGGCATAAGAAGATATATTTTGAAATCCATTCAATTCTAAATAAACAGGATCCCTCAATTTTAAATCTCTCGATCTAAACAATTGCCTGATATAAAGAGGGAATGAATATTTTTCCCCAAAATCTACGGGCGGCTTAATGTATATCCCCCGGCCTTCCCCAAGCTCTTCCTCTAATTTTTGAGTCAATCTGCTTACTAATGGTTGAAATTTATCCGGCTCCCCAATCCACCAAGGTAACAACCTGGCATCCATCCCAAAACCATATTTAACTCTAAGTTTAATTAGTTTTCTGAATAACTCAAAAATCTCTTTTTCTTCCACAGCTTCCAATATCTTGAAGACAGGCTGGTCATCTTGAAGAATAACCCCGATAACAATAATGCACCCGGACAAAGAAACAGATGGATATGCAATACCTCCCCAGATATCACAATATTTATCTCCGGTTTCAAGATTATGGAAAATCGGGGTCTTTAAGACAAAATCCTGATCATACACAATAGCCCAATCTTCCCTCGACTGTTCTGTATTTTCCAGGTGTTTATCTCTTTCTATTTTTATAATACAAGCCAAGACTAAGTCACCGCAGCACTAAAAGGGGTCGCTTCTGTCCCTGACGAATTAGTAAGCCCGTTAATGGCCCATTGGTTTGTGGCAATATCGGTAAATTCCACCCAATCTCCGATTGAAACTCCACCCATTGTGGTTCCGTCCAAAGTAACGGTATCTGCTGTCGATCCTGCAAGCCATCCGAGTAAAGTGGCAGAATCATTTATGCTTAAAATAGATCCGCTTATAACTGTGGCTGCATCGACAACTGCAATGGAATAACCGGAAGTATTCACAACAGAAACAATGAATTTATATTTATCTCCTGTCCCGGTTGCTGCAGGCAATGTTAATGCAACGGCTGCATCTCCCCCGGCTTCCCCAAGCAAATTTATTTTACCAGCATGGAGTGCCTTGGTGATTGCTCCTGTAGCCACTATTGTATTCAACCCAGGACTGTCGACGTACTCTATGGTAGGAATCGCAAATTCTTTGTCAATTTTTTTATTATCAACATTAAGAATGGGATAGGTCGGCCTACCACCAATAACTACTACTTTATCCATAATTTTCTCCTAACTATATGTTTTTAAAATAATCCGCCAAAAAATCCATTATATTCAATTTCTAAAGCATATCTAAGGCTGTCGATATAATGATTATCCTTATCGACTGGAATAGGAAGACTCATTCCATTTTTGTCTTTTTTCCATTGCCAAGTATTAAATTCGTTAATTGCCCCTTGTAATTTTTCATCTATAATGATTTCATGTTTTTGAAGCCATTTTATAGAATAGAGCAGGGAGTCTGGCCCTTTCTTTACTGCTCTGGCATCAATTCCCGCATCCTTGAGCTCTTGAATTGATTTAGGTTCAGCACAATCACAAAAAATTGATTCTTTATGAATAATCGGTTTTAACCTATCTGCTATTTGTGGGTTAGTGAGTTTTTTTTCATGCCATCCATTAAATAAATAAATCTTCTTTCTGGCAAAATCATAATGAACTCTTGTAAAAGCATTAGGATCTGACGAATATCCGAAATCTAATCCATTTCTAATCCGGTCAAAGGTAGAGGACAAACTTGTCAAGTCTTCTGTCCTCCAATTCGTGAGAATAGCATCTCCCAAAATTCCCCAATTTCCATAAGTATAGACTTCTTTCCAGTATTGATCGGTTTCCTCTTCGAGCAACAGGTGATCTTCATCATCCAAGAAATTATTATCTAAATGGGTAGTTTTTAAGATCCTGAGTCTATCATCTTCGTAATTTTTTTGATTATCTGCCCATCCGATAGGAATAAAAAATTCTTTTACAATCCAATGTGTCTTGTAAATAGGATTAAAAGTAAGAATAATTCTTTTTTGGATTCTTTTCCCTGCATAAACAGCCAAGCCTCTAAGTCTTTTTCTAAGTTGCTTAATATCTTCATAAGCGACTTCAGTGGCCTCTTCAATCCATACGTCGGTGATTACTCCCAACTTTGGAGTAATTGATTTGACTTTTTCAACATCATCGAGACCACTAAACAAAATTTGATATCCATTCACACAGGTAATGTGCCCCTGGGAGGGAACGGCATTAAATAGATGCTCCACTTTTAATTTTGCAATCGCTTTAGTCAACTCATTGAAAACTGATTTTGTAAGAGAATTTCCCATTTTTCTACAACACAGATAATTATGCCCACCTTCCATCAAATCTTCAATCGTTCTCTGTGCCACAAAGTTTGATTTCCCTGAAGATGATCCCCCGTACAGGATTTCAGTTAACCGTGGATTTTTCAAAAACGGTAAATAAACAGAGTTATACACATCTGTATCTATCGTTATTTCAAAATCATATTTCATTGCAGGGGCAATCATTTTTTAATCATCTTCTCCCGGTAATGCTCTTTTAACTCGAATCGCAATTTTCTCTAAACTAGTAGTGTCATTTAATTTATATTGTTCTGCCTGGTCTGCGTGATGAGCCTTGACCGATGCGGAAATATCTTTGAAATTTTTAACCCTGGATGTAATATCTAATTTTTCTTTATTCTCCCTTAACTCCACAGCCAAATCGTCTTGATCTTGTAAAAGTCTATGTGTTCTCTCTCTTTGGCCCAAGGCTACTTGAACAGGCTTTTTTGATGCTGCTTCAACAATCTCCTCTTCAGACTGTAGACAGCTTGTCGCCAAACCTGTCGTTAGCTTTTCTTGAACACGATCTTTTACCCTACCAGCAAGACTCTTAACCCATTTTTTCTTTTTGGCATATTCACATATTGTATTATGTTTTACTTCTGTTTTCCACACTTGTGAATTAATGTGGTCAGATGAATATTGATTGCAAATATCATTAAGGGACATAGTTCCAGCACGATACAAAGGCTCAATACTATCCCAGTCGATGTACTTTCTCTTCGCAGTTGTTCTTTTGGACTGCTTTGTTGTAATTTTTTTCATGTAAAAAACACCCCGTACTAATAGATATATAAACCTATCTGTACATATAACAGAATGAAATCTCCCTTGTCAAGAATATTTAGTGAAATACAGCCAACCTTTTATTAAAAATTAATAATTGAAACACCAAGACCTATGTAGTTACTGGTTAATTCAATATTCGGTTAATCTTGACCATTGCAGACTAAAAACAACCACTTTAGTGTCATTATAATTTCAAACAATAGACAACGACAAATTTTACACAGCCTGGAACCATTATAGATAAAGGCTCTTAGTAGTTTCTTTCTGATTTAGTGTTTTTTAGTGTAAAATGGTACGAGGCTTGCAATAGATATGTGTAAGAACAAAACATTAATTGAATAAAAAAGGAATACAGAATGACAATTACAGACAAACAAATTAAAAGACAGATTGAAAATACCACAAGAATAACTCTTTTTTTCACAGACGCGGAACCAGAGAGTGTCCGTCTATACAATCAAGATGGAATTACCTGGATCAAACCGTTATTCAGCGAAGTGAAGCAAATCCCTGTATACGTGTATGAATCTTTGACTAAACAGTTTGAAGACACTCAAAAATATGGGACTGATTCAGAGATTATTCATACAAAAATGGGGTATGATTCATTCTTTGAAAAATATTACAATCAATCTTAAACTTGTCCGGGCAACCGGGCAGAAAGGGAGAGAGAATCATGGAAAGAAAAGCGCTAACAGACAACACCGGAAAATGGTTTGACATTAAAACAGCAGAGGTATGGGAAGAGTCCATGGAATGGAACGGGAACAATAATATTTCATGTGCAACGGGTTCACAGTGGGAGCATGAAAAATTATACCGGACTAAGTCAGGTATATGGGTGTTGAATCATTATTCACAACGTCA